CTGACTACCTCAAGGGTGTAGACTTCCGTATTGCCAAGACATCGAAAGGTGGCTTTGCTGATTATTCTACATCAAAGTGGAGCCGTCGTGAGCGTTCATTGACCGAAGTTGAAGCGGCAGCATTAGAGGCACATCAACTGCACAATCTGTCAGACTTCTTGCCCAAGAAGCCAACTGACGTTGAACTCAAGGTCATGAAAGAAATGTTTGAAGCGTCAGTTGACGGTGAAGCATATGACATGGATCGTTGGGGTCAATATTTTAAGCCAGCAGGTATGGGAGCCGCAACAGGTGATCCACATCGTGCAACAGCTAATACATCAACACCGGCTGCTAAAGCCAGTGAAGATTTTGATGAGGAGCCTGCTCCGGTAGCCAAGCCTACGGCAGCGGCGCCAGCAGCTTCAACTGAAGGTGCAAGTCGTGCGCAAGACATCCTTGCCATGATTCGCAACCGTCAGAAGTAAGTTAGCTAAACATAGAGTGCGGGTCAATCTCGCACTCTTTTTTCAATAAGGCATAATAATATGGCAAAAGCATTTGATATTTCTAAATTTAGAAAGTCAATAACTAAGAGTATCGATGGACTTAGTATTGGCTTTAACGACCCAACTGATTGGGTTAGTACAAACAACTACGCATTAAACTATCTTATCAGCGGAGACTTTAATAGAGGTATTCCTCTGGGCAAGGTCACTGTATTTGCTGGTGAATCAGGTGCAGGTAAATCGTTTATCTGTTCAGGCAACCTAGTAAAGAACGCACAGCAAGCTGGTATCTATCCTATTTTGATTGATACTGAAAACGCACTCGACGAAGCATGGCTACACGCACTTGGTGTAGATACAAGTCCAGAAAAGTTGTTGAAACTTAACATGGCCATGATTGACGACGTGGCAAAAACTATTACAGAATTTATTGCAGAATACAAAACTATGGATGAGGCAGATCGTCCTAAGGTACTATTCATTATTGATTCGTTGGGTATGTTGTTAACGCCAACTGACATTAATCAGTTCCAAGCAGGTGACTTGAAAGGTGACATGGGTCGTAAGCCTAAAGCATTAACAGCACTTGTTCGTAATTGTGTTAATATGTTTGGCGCTTATAATATTGGTATGGTATGTACCAATCACACATACGCTAGTCAGGATATGTTTGATCCCGATGACAAGATCAGTGGCGGACAAGGTTTCATCTACGCAAGTTCCATTGTGGTTGCTATGCGTAAATTAAAACTGAAACTTGATGCAGACGGCAACAAGACCACTACAGTACAAGGCATTCGTGCTGCCTGTAAGATCATGAAGACTCGTTATGCAAAGCCGTTTGAAAGTGTACAGGTGGAGATTCCTTACGAAACAGGTATGAGTCCTTATAGTGGATTAGTCGATCTGTTTGAAGCTAAAGGTCTGCTTAAGAAAGAAGGAAACAGTCTTGTCTACACTACCAAGGACGGCGAAATCATCAAACAATTCCGCAAGGCATGGGAAAAGAATGAGAAAGATGGATTGGATATTGCAATGGCAGACATTTCAAAACACGGTGAAATTTCCACTTCTGAGATAACTACTACAGTTGAATCAGACTTGGAGGTCAACGAATGAAAGACGATTTAATTGCTGATATCTGGACATTGGTTATTGAACATATTCCAGAGAAACACAGAAAAGACTTAGCTGCCGACTTTGTTAATACACTATTGGATTATGGTATCAAAGAATCTACTCTTGAAAGCCTTTTAGGAGTTGACCCATATTTAGATACTGCGATCGAGTACAGTATTGATGGTGAAGAAGTTGAAGACGACGTAGAAGAAGATTACTACGACGAAGATGAGGAATAAATGAATTGGTATGATCGAGTCTCTAAGGATATTTCAAACATTCCTGATGCTGTGGCTTATTATGAAGCTGAATTAATTCAAGCAAAACAAGATGTCCGCGTAGCGGGAAACATCGAGAAGGCCTCTGCGCAAATGCCCGGCATTGTAGAGAATCGATTTAACCAACTTCAAGAAATTGAAGGTATTTTAGAATATCTTAATATTGAACTTCGTAGACTTCGTAGTCAACACTTCCGTAAATATCTTGAAAACTACCAACGTCAGTTAAGCTCTAGAGACTGTGAAAAGTTTGTAGAAGGCGAAGCTGACGTGGTAGACTTTGAAAAAATTATCAATGACTTTGCTCTTCTACGCAACAAGTGGTTAGGCATTATCAAAGCATTAGACATTAAACAATGGCAATTATCAAACATTGTTAAACTTAGAACAGCTGGATTAGAAGACGCATCTCTTTAAAAATTATTTTTTTCTTTTAAAGTTGGTAGTAGATATATTATTATTATTCAATACTATTAAATCTCTATTATAATTTTGCCATGTTATAATTTTATTTCCTAATAATGTATCTGCATGATATGCAAAATTTTCATCTATCCATGTTATTAGTTTAGCAGCTCCATTAGGAGTAATAATATATGCTTGAGCACCTACTTGCCATGTTCCGGTAAACATGTCGTCTTTGACACTTGAATATGATATACTAAACAATTTTAGAACATCAGTAGATACTTCTATTGGTTTCCAAAAATCAGTAATAATTGCATCGTGTTCTAAGACAATAATCGGTTCATTTATATCGATAGATGTTTTCCATAATAAGTAATGACTTAAAAAACATCCTTGAACTCCTTTTCTTTTTAAAAATTTTGATCTCTCGCCTTTGATGTTTTCTGGTAATCGTATATTATAGTAATCCCAATCGTTTATTGATAAATTATAGCCATTGATAGCATCAAATTTTTTAAGACTCCAACCAAATAATGTGCCCGATTCAATACATTGATCACTTAGATGTTGACTATGAGGATGATTGGGGATTGTTATAACAAACGCCTTTGGCTGAGCATTAATTATCATAGTTTGCTTGCCCCCACCTCTCTTTACGTTTTCCAGCGTAGTGATCTGCGTAAAGACCAAAAGTGCGTTTTACTGGATTCCATTCTCTAAAATCTAACGGAGTAAATTGAATGTTATTATCAAAAAACATTTTATTTAACAATCCTTGGCCGTGCAGTTCGTATTCTACCTCTAAATATTTAGATATTTGGTTCCGTGTAGCATTTAATATATCTTTTGTCAAGTACATAAACCCTGCATTGAAATATCTCTCACGAGGCATAGACAGTGTTAATGCTAAATTTTCTACAGATTTTCCTTGATCAGGCACAGCATGAAATTTATTACCACAGAGGTCAAATAAATTTGGCGCATTATTTTTAATGATATAATCAGAATCAAAATAAATTATAGAATCATAATTAACAAAATCAAACGCTTTTAATTTTTGATAATCTAAATGTCTATTTGTTGCCGGCGCATAATCAGACGGATTAGTTAACAAGTAGTAATCGGCGCCACATTTTTTAGCATATTCTCTTGCTTTTGTTTCACTAACATGATACATTTCCGAGTGAAACGTGTAGGTAGTAACAATGTCTGTTTTTATATAATTTGGAACATTAATTTGAAATATTAATTTTTTCATAGAATTCTCATAACCTAGTACTTATCATCTAAATAAATACTTGTATAATTTAAAGGACGAATAATGAAATCTTTAGTAACCGGTGGCGCAGGATTTATAGGATCACACATTGTAGATAAATTGATTACATTAGGGCACGAAGTTATTGTAATAGATAACGAAAGTTCAGGAGTTCACGAACATTTCTATCATAATAGCAATGCGCTATATTACAAATATGATATTGCTGATTATGGATTAACTAAAGATTTATATAGGAATGTTGACTACGTATTTCATTGTGCTGCTGAATCAAGGATACAACCTACAATTTTAAATCCTTTAGGAGCTGTTAGAACTAATGTAGTAGGAACAACTACAGTATTACAGTGTTCGAGAGAAAATAATGTAAAAAAAGTAATGTATTCTTCAACCTCGTCGGCATACGGTTTAGCAAACAAGCCGCCATTAAACGAAACAATGCCAGATGATTGTTTAAATCCCTATTCTGTTTCTAAAGTATCAGGTGAAAAAATCTGTGCTATGTACACCAAATTATTTGGAGTTAAAACTGTAACTTTTAGATATTTTAATGTTTACGGTCCTAGAGAGCCTATTAAAGGACCATATGCACCGGTAGTCGGATTATTTTTGCGACAATTTAGAGCTAGCGAAGTGTTAACTGTTGTTCCTGACGGAACACAACGTAGAGATTTTACTCATGTAGACGATGTAGTAAATGCAAACATTCTAGCAATGACTGTTGAACACAATCATTACGGAGAGATATTTAATGTAGGAACTGGCACTAATCATTCTGTATTAGAACTTGCGGCAATGATTTCTGACCAAACAACCATGATCGAGCCTAGACTAGGTGAGGCATATATTACTCTAGCCGACAATACTAAAATTAAAAAAGTGCTAGGATGGGCGCCAACTAAAAATATTGAAGAATATGTTAAAAGAGAACTGTTAAAGTGACCTATGTCGTTTGTTAATAGTTTCAACACGCTCTAACAATTCCAAACTCATGCCAGCGTCAATGGCTTGTTCGCAAATGGCTGCAACATCTTTTGGAAAACATGCGCCACCGAATCCAAACTTGCCGTCGGGCCCTGGAACATCCCAATGCGTGTGTCCTAGTCTAGTGTCATTTTTAGCTATTTCTTTAATGTCTTCCCAATTAACATTAAAGTGTTTCGCTAACTGATAGAACTCGTTCATAAATGTTACTTTTGTAGCCATAAAAGAATTGGCCAAATATTTGAACATCGATGCTGTTGTAATATTAGTTCTATGATAATGTGTTGCAGCAACAGTACTAGTAGAAATTATTTTTATTGCTTGTTCTACATTTTTGTCTTTACCACCTACTAACACCCACGTTGCTGATTCGTAATCGGCCGTAGCATTTGCCGCTGTTAAAAATTCAGGAGCATGAACAATGTTAGGATATTTACTTTCAAGATACGCATAAACGCCCGGCGGTACTGTACTTTTACAAATAATAATATTATTGTAATCTATTAATTCTGCTAGTACAGATTTTACAAAACTGTCATCACAATGGCCGTCTTCTAACATAGGAGTAGGAACACAGATATAAACTGCATCGCAAGTTTTAATTTCTTCTAAAGAAGCAGAGTTGTCTCCTAATTTTGGATCACGAGCAACAACTTTGTGGTGTCTGTGTGTCCATGCAACTGCTGATCCTACATATCCTAATCCAAAAATACCAATTTTCATAACTGTCCTTATTTAATTTATATTTAGTGGGCATATTATCTAAATAAATAAAAAAAGAAATATATGAGGACCAAATGTTAAAAATACCATTTACTAAAGAATCGAGAATTGATCTGATTGACCTAGCAATTAAAAAAACTAAATCTAAAAAATATTTAGAAATAGGTTGCGATAAAAATAAAGTTTTTAATAATGTTGCATGTGAACATAAAGTGGGTGTAGATCCTGTAAGAGGTGGCACACATCGAATGTACAGCGATGAGTTTTTTAAACAAAACACAGAAACATTCGATGTTGTGTTTATTGACGGATTACATTATTATGAACAAGTTAGTAACGATCTAAATAATGCGCTAGAATGTTTAAATCCGGGTGGAATTATTATTTTACATGATATGCTGCCAATAAGCGAAGAAGAAGCAGTTATTCCAATTCCTTTAAAAAAACAAATATGGTTGGGTGATGTTTGGCGACTAGCGTTTGACCTTGCTAATAGAGAAGATATTGAATTTAAATTAGTATTGATCGACAACGGTTGCGGTATAGTGTTTAAAACTCCTACAACAAAAAATAAAATAGAAGTTGGAAGTACTTGGGAATTTTATTTTAATAATTGGAATAAATTGCCATTAGTTTCATTTGAACAAATAAAAAAAGAGTTGGTATAATATGCATCCTTCGTCAATTGATAATATGAAAAAGGCAGTAGCACTTTTAAATTTAAATAATAATTTAACTGTGTTAGATGTTGGCGGCCGTGGGTTAGGAGGGGATCGATCATATTATCATATTTTTAAAGATATTTCTACAACCTATCATATTGCTGATATAGTAGCTGGCGAAAACGTTACTCACGTTATGCCTGAACCGTATTCTATACCAGCTGATGATAATTTTTATGACATAGTTGTTAGCGGTCAAACATTAGAACATGTAAAAAATCCATTTAGATTAATGCACGAGATGAAACGAGTTGTAAAATCATCTGGATTTATAATTTGTATAGCCCCTAGTACAGGACCAAGACATGATGTTATTGATTGTTGGAGATTCATGGACGACGGATTTAAAGCAATTGCTGAAGAAACAAACTTAAAAATAGTTGCAGACTGGATTGACATTGCGTACGATAAGGCTTCTAGAAAATGGAATGATCATGTATTTGTTGGACAAAAAATATGAAAACAATTGTAATTGCAACAGGTGGATTTGATCCAATTCACTCCGGACATATCAACTATATTAAAGAGGCCAAAAAGCTAGGTGATGTATTAATCGTGGGTGCAAACTCCGACGCCTGGCTACGCCGTAAGAAAGGGCAAGAGTTTATGCCTTGGGAAGAACGTGCCAACATACTAAATGCTATTAAAGACGTAGATCGAGTTATCAATTTTGACGATGCAGACGGAAGTGCCAAAGATGCTATTAGAAAAGTTAGAGCAATAGACCCAAGTGCTCGAATAATCTTTGCCAACGGCGGCGATAGAACCAAAGAAAATATTCCAGAAATGGACCTACTTGAAGAAATGCTTCATTTAGAATTTGTGTTTGGTGTAGGTGGCGAAC